AAGGCTGCCGCGAATAAAATGGGCATTGAGACTAAGCCATTTGTTCCGGTTGGTGAAAACATCAAGGCAAGCGTTGGCGCGGATAAGGTAAGCCCGTTAAACCCTGCCTACATGGCTACTCAAATATTGCCTGCTGCAAGACTACAGAAAGCTCTTGCGGCGGGTCCCGCAGCCTACAGAGAACTAATGGCGTATCTTGGAGGAGAAGGTGGCGCCAAGATTGCAGAGACGCAATTCCCTGATTCGTTAGCCGCGCAGCTTGCGGGGGCGGTAACTGGCGACATGTCGGCTAGGGGTATTTTAGATACGCTAGACGGCCGTAACGTGCGCCGAATGGCGGGCGACGAGCCTCCTATTGACGACGGACCTCTTCTAGAAGGCGAGCCAGAGGGCACGGTTCTAGGAATCTCGGACCAAAGCGAATCAGGCAAGATGTTGGAAACGCTTACACCTGAAAAAATTAGCGCTACGGCTATAGACTTAAATAACCCATTAACTGCTAAAGTCCAAAAGATTGCAGCGGACCGAACAGCGCGAGAACAAGACTTAGCTTTGTTAGAGGGAGACATTAAGAAAAAACGAGTAACCGTTAAAATAGATGATTTGGCACGGGCTATCGACCAAGACCATGTTGAAACCTACGGCAGAAAGCTAGACCCAACTTCACCTGAAGACCAAGACCTCGCAGCTAAAGTTATCGCGTCTAACATTGACGAGCAGATGACTAAAGAAACAACCGGAGCCGGTTGGTATGACGCGGACGTAGAAAAGACGTTTACCACGTTAAGCAAAATACCGGGACTCGAAGAACTGCAGAACAACGAATCTTTACGAGTGCTCTGGTCTGCTCTTGCTGCCCCTACGTCGATAGGTTTAAAAGTTAACCAGAACGCAAAAGCAGCCACGGCTGCCCTGTTGGAGTATGTTAGAACAGGAAAAGTTCCCACCAATCCCCCTGCTCCCGGCGCGGTGACTCAAGGCATATCTGGTGCAGGATGGGGACCTAAGGGTAAATCTGTTGCTGCAGGCATGAAAGTTATTTCCACTCTTGTAGACAAGTATGGAGTGGACGGATTTGCAGACTGGTGGTTGTCTCCTCACACGTTAAAAGAGTTAACGGATGTCAGAAAAGAAGCAGGGTTAAAGTCCGCTCCCTCTGGATTAAGTGGGGGAAGAGACAGCATGCACCTTGGGTCAATGATCCTCGGAGATAAAACAGGCCGATTCTCCTTAAACATAAATGGCTATGAGGGGACAACAAAGGACGTTTGGTATACTCGCAGCTACAACAGGGCCTTTGGTCAGATGTTTGGAAATGCAGATGAGGTCCAAGGTGGACCTAGAAACCAGACCGAACGTCGAGAGATGGAAGCTTTTAACCAAAAGGTTTTAGACAATATTGCTACAGGGCAGTTGTCAGAGGCCGATGCACAGGCTATTCTTTGGTTTTATGAACAAGGTTTATATTCTCGTTTGGGCGTACCATCGCGACCCGGCGCATTTAGTGAAGGAGTAGAAGAAATATATGGCAATCTCGGAGTACGACAACCAATTCGCGGAAGCGATGAAGTTAAAATTGAAGCTGAATCGCCAACAGGGCTCGAAAACTACAGGGGCCTCAGCGGAAACCTCAGAGCGGTCAGGGCCAACAGGCGTTTCAATGCGGGACTCGATAATGAATCAAGTTTTGGCGGAGCGACCGGGCCTTACTCGACAGGAGTTGTCGGAACAGATGGCGGCACTGGGCTACTAACATTTACTCCCGATCCCGCTGTGCTTAAGCAATATGAAGCAGCGGGCAATTCTCTGCCTGCCATTAAGCAAGTAAATTCAGCACTTAATGCTGCTGCCTATAACGCAGACATGACTCGAGCTATGGAGGGCAATCCTGCAGGAGCTCAGGTAGAGATCAAGAGCGCTGAGGACCTTTCTGGCTATAATCTCTTCAGAACTGAAGCAGGCAGCGGCTTTGCCATTAAGCCCGACGGCGACATTGTCGCGGTCTTTGCGTCTCCTAACGAGCCCCCTCGCGGCAGCTATGCAATGCTGCAAGCCGCAGTACAGGCAGGCGGCACTAAGTTGGATGCGTTTGACACGTTCCTACCTAAGATATACGAGAACGTAGGCTTTAGGCCTGTGGCCCGTTTGCCTTGGAATGATGAGTTTGCGCCACCTAACTGGGACAAGAAAGTTTTCGCCAAATACAACAATGGCGAGCCAGACATTGTGTTCTTTGTCCATGATCCAGAATACTTCGGCGGCGCTAAGGATGTTCCTGTAGTTACAGATTACGACGACGCTGTAAGGTTACAGGATGAGGCGCTAGGGGCAGTTACCGCTCCCGCTAAAACCCCCGCTAAAAAAGGCAAAGTAACCTTCCAAGCTTTTGGGGGCTCTTTAGGTGATGCTCGACAAAAGCTCGGCATTACCCCAGAAAAGATAGACCAATTCAAAGCCGCTAACAAAGGAATCAAACAAGAGCCTGTCCCTGAAGTTATGTCAGCGGCTAAAAAACTTAAAGCAGGCGAGATATCTACCTCAGAGTACAACCAAATTGTTGAAAAGTTCCAACCGATTAAGCCTTTAGGTGCAGTTCAAAAGAGACCTACCTATGAAGAAATAGCTATGGCTCTGAGCAAGAACGAAGCTGACTCTGCGGGTATTGTAGGCGTCAATTTAGATGTTCCAGATGGCACTATGATTTCCTCTCGACTAGATATCCCTGCTTACGAAAACAGGGATACGTGGGTGGTAACACTACACGATGGAACAATTAACAATGGACTTGCTGTAGGATATGCACCAACGGCGGTTCTAAACGACGTTAAATTTACAACGACAAAGGCAGCAGCGGCTTTAAACATGGCCACTAAAGATACAAGTAAGGGAACAATTGCTAGAATCAACGGAAGTTTTGAAAACCGTGATCCTGCAGCCGTAGAACAACTAGCCAAAGATATTTTGAATGGAACCGCGCCTGATGCAGGGGAGTGGACAGAAGTTGGAATGAATCCTTTCCGACACAGTTATTTCTATCGTAAGTCAGATGGCATGCCTGTTGCCAACGCGGAGCAGGTCATTCAAGTAGGCCCTCTAGTTTTAGCTAAAAAAGCTAAAACCCGACCAATAGAAAGCCCTGAACATTTAATAAAAACTCCGAAAGGCGAGCGTTATTTCAAACATGGCGGATCAGTAGAGCGCGTGTACAATGACAACCGCACATACAAATAGGACAAAGTCATGCCTGTAGATAAAGTCGTAAATCTGGCCCCAGTAACTGACATCATTGAACTGATGGGTGAAGAAGAGCCGGATATTGAAATCATCCTTGAGGATGACGGTAGCGCGGTCATTGAAGTTAACGAAGAAGACGACGTTGAGTTTTACAGCAACCTCGCCGAAGTCGTTGATGAAGACGAGCTCGCCGCGATTTCATCCGACTTACTGGCTTTGTTTGACGCAGACAAGGCCTCTAGGCAGGACTGGGAAGAAATGTATTCCAAGGGAATGGATTTGCTCGGCCTGAAGATAGAGGACCGTACACGCCCGTTCCGTGGCGCTGCAGGCGCTGTCCACCCTATGCTGACAGAAGCCGTTGTCCAATTTCAGTCGCAGGCGTTTAAAGAGCTCATGCCCGCAGGCGGCCCTGTCCGTACTGAGACGTTAGGCAAAGAAACCATAGACAAGGTCCAACAAGCATCGCGCGTGCAGGACTTTATGAATTACCAGATCACGTCGGTGATGAAAGAATACACACCGGAGTTTGATCAGTTACTGTTTTACGTCGGATACGGCGGTTCTGCATTTAAAAAAGTTTATTATGATGAACAATTGGGCCGTATGGTTAGTCGTTTGGTTCTTCCTGACGACCTCTATATCCCTTACAACGGGTCGAGTGTCATTTCTCAGTGCCCAAGAATCACACAGCGTATTGCAATGGACTCAAATGAGTTCAGAAAGCGCGTTGTGGCAGGAGAATACCTCGATGTAGTGGTTGACCCCGAGCAAAACCCTGTCAGCGGCAACCAAATTAGGTATGCAATCGACAAAATTACGGGTTTAACTGCAAGTGGAGAGCCAGAAGAGATTTTCTTGCTCGAGTTCCAAGTGAATTTGGACCTTATGGGCTTTGAAGATGTCGACGAAAAGAACAACGAGACCGGAATCAAGCTGCCTTACGTCGTTACTATTGACGAAAACAGCGGTCAGGTGGTCGGAATACGCAGAAACTGGTTAGAAGATGACGAATTAAAGTGTCGTCGCGAGTATTTTGTGCATTATGTGCTGATTGAGGGCCCCGGCGCTTACGGTTTAGGCTTTGTTCACTTGATTGGCGGCCTAAGTAAGACTGCAACAGCCGCTTTGCGTCAACTTCTTGACGCAGGCACGCTATCCAATCTTCCTGCGGGCTTCAAGGCCAAGGGTGCACGGATTGCTGACGATGATAACCCCATTCAGCCGGGAGAATGGCGGGATATTGACGCCGGTGGCGCCGAGTTAAGCGGTTCACTGCTGCCCCTGCCTTACAAAGAGCCAAGCCAGACCCTATTTACGCTTCTAGGCTTTACCGTAGACGCCGGAAAGCGACTTGCGAGCACTGCAGACATGCAAGTTGGCGATTCTAACCAACAGGCCGCTGTAGGCACTACGCTTGCGCTTTTGGAGCGCGGCTCGATGGTGACCTCTGCCATACACAAGCGCCTTTACTACGCTCAGACGCAAGAATTCGAAATGTTAGCGGCAGGATTTGGGCAATTTCTACCCGATGAATACCCATATGACGTGCCTGGTGCCTCTAGATGTGTAAAAAGATCAGATTTTACCCATATGGTCGCCATATTGCCCATAGCGGACCCAAATGTATTTTCTGCGGCTCAACGCATTACTTTAGCCCAAGCGCAACTGCAGTTGGCCCAAAGTGCGCCGCAGATGCACAACATGTACGAGGCGTATTACCGTGTCTATCAGGCAATGAACGTCAGAGACATTGACGGCATCCTGAAAATGGAAACCAACCAATTACCTAAGGAC